ATTTGCCATCCCGACCACGCAGAAGAATGGAAACAGATTCTGCAAGATCTTATGGAAGAAGCAGCACGTTATGTTATTAAGAATGACTTACTTAAAGCAGAAGTCAACATCACACAACATTGGAGTAAATGAGTCTATCACACCCTAAAAAACGTGCCTACGTACCCTATTATTCCTTAACTTTAGAGGAGAGATACGGCTACTGGGCCACTCATCAGCAAGATCTAAAAGACTTCCTTGACTCAGAAGAACAAATCAGTGAGGAAGGAAGGCTTTTGATTATGTCAGAATTAAACAGCATTACAACCATTCTAAACCTTTTAAAGAAAGAACAATGAGTACGAAATCAATTCTCCGTACCAGTGATCCAGAAGTGATCTTTAGTGTACCAGTTCCCCAAGCAACGAACTACTACCGTCCTGTAAGTAACCGCTCTCTTCACCAAGCTATCACAGGCAACCTCAATGCCGCTGGATTCAATATCGAAGCTGAGCAGTATAGCCTTGCTTTGAATGGTCAGGTCTGCCTTGGTGTGATGCGTGTGTCTAAGCCGTCAGATTACAACAGCCCTATGCACCGTAGTGTAGCGTTCCTCAACAGCTACAACAAGACCAAGAAGGTTACGTTTACTGCGGGTGCTATGGTTCGTGTATGTAGTAACGGTGTGTTCCTCTCAGAGAATCAGACCTACCGCCGTAAGCACAGCGGTTCTGTCAACGAAGATCTCACTTGTAATATCATGGATATTATCGAAGAGATGGATAGCGAATACAACCGTGCTATGAAGCTGGCTGAACAGTTGCAGCAGATCGAAGTCAACTATGATGTAGCTTCTACATTCGTAGGTGATGCCTACCTGAAGAACCTGTTGTCTCCTCATATGATGTCTTCTTTCCTTGAATCTATTGCTACCAACAAGGACTTTGCTATGTTGGAGAATAGGTCGCAGGATATTCAGGAGTTGAAAGGCACCGCTTGGCAGCTGTACAACAACGCTACAGAAGCTTTGAAGCGTTCTGTTCCTTCTGAGTATGTAAAACGTCACGCTGACTTGAGTAACTGGTTTGTCGAAGAGATGGGATTGGAGCCGACGTTGGTGCTTTAATGGAAAAAATTGATAGCCGCCGACTCAAAAGACAACAAGAAGTAATAGATAGGTGGACTAAGGCAGGGCGCAAGGGAACTCTCGAAGCTGTAACAGGCTTCGGGAAAACCTTTGTAGCCCTGCTTATTCTTCAAGACCTTAACGAGAAGCTACACGGAGGAACCGCTGTAGTCGTTGTGCCTACTGTCAATCTGAAAGACCAATGGACGAAACAGATTAACAAGTTAGGTATCGTCAATACCCAAGTAGTTGTAATCAATACGGTAGTTAAAAGCCGTATCGACTGCGACCTCCTTATCCTTGACGAGGTACATAACTATACTTCCGATGTCTTTAAAACTGTGTTCGATGTAATCAAGTACCGCCATATCCTCGGCCTGACAGCTACGTTAGAGCGAGATGATTCGCGGCACTTTATCATCGAAAGGTATGCTCCTGTTATTGATACGATTAGCCTGAATGAAGCTGTAAAGAACAACTATGTATCTAAGTTCTCTGTAATCAACATCGGCCTACGGATGAGCGAGAAAGAAGCTATCCAGTACAAGAAGATTACAGATACCTACTACGAGCATTTTGCTTTGTTCAATAACAACTTCACTACGGCTATGAAATGTCTCAAGGATCCTATCTACCGTAGCATATTCAAAAAGAATATGCCCGGATGGGAGGAGAATGAGATTATAGGTAAAGCAAGGGCTTGGAATAAAGCTATGAGAGACCGTATGGATTTGATCTACAAGTCCGAGACGAAGATGAATGCTGCTCGACATCTTATCAGCACCTATGACGTGCCTATGATAACCTTTGGAGAGAGCGTAGACTTTGCTTCGGAGATCAACAAACGTACGCAACCCTATAGTGCTGCCTATCATAGCAAACTTTCTAAAGCCGCACGACACAGCATCCTCAAACAGTTTGCTGACCCTCGTACCGATATGCGTATTTTGCATACTGCCCGTGCTTTAGATGAGGGCTTTGATGTAGATGGTATAGAGATGGCTATTGTATGTTCTGGCACTTCTGTTCCTCGACAGGACTTGCAAAGAACGGGTCGAGCCATTAGATTTAAGGAAGGAAAGACCGGATATATCATCAACCTCTATCTTAAAGACACTCAGGATTTTACTTGGCTTAAGGCCCGTCAAACCAAAACGACGAACGTAATCTGGGTACATTCTGTAGAAGAGGCTATCGAACATATCGGAGACAACCTACTTAAAGACCCTTTACCATTTAAAGATTAAGCTATGATACATCCTATTGACAAGTACGTTGACATTATTATCAAGTTAGACATCACTCCTATGCAGATCTTCTTTATGCAGATCCTCTATGAAAAGCGATACGACTTGCTCTATAAGGTTGCCAATGAGGGCCATTACTTTACCGCGGATATGATTGATGATTTAGAATCTAAAGGTCTAATTATCAATACAAATGTCAATGTGCGTAGTGTATATGCCGACTACTATGAACCTACAGAGAAGTTTGTCACCCTCTTTTATGACGCTACTATGAGAAATGCAGAAGAGTTCTGGGAGTTGTATCCCGGCTACATCACAATCAACAATAAGAAGATTCCTGCTAAAGGGGTAAACAAAGAAGAGTTGGTGAAGAAGTATCACCAAACTATTGTTACTCAAGAGAAGCACGATATGATTATTGGTGCTTTGAAGTATGCTATTGATAATAAACTGATTGCAATTCGTATCGACAAATGGCTGATGTCTGAAGCATATATTGATGTCTGCAAACTGATGGATGCAGAAACTCAAGAAGATATGCCCCATGACCGACTCCTTTGAACTACCAATACGATCTATGGATGAGGTAGTAGTCACTACTACGTCTACCATAGAATCGTATATGGACGGTACTGTCCCTGTACTCAAGACCCGCTGGAAGAAGGTAAATGATATGCTTCTTGGTGGTTTGCAGTTTGGGATGGTCTATGTCGTTGCAGGTGCATCAGGACACGGCAAGAGTATGTTCCTCAATAACCTTATGAGGGACTTTACTTCTCCTGTGTTTAATGAATTTAAAAAGCCTTTGAAGATCCTACACTTCAGCTTTGAGATGAGTGCTGAGATGGAATTGATTAGGCGGATTAGTGCTTTGTCTACGGTCGGGCTGGATAAAATTCTGAAGGCGGACTTGAGACTGAACGATACCGAGAAGGCTCTTATATACGATAGGTTAGGGAAGATTAAAGAACCCGATTTATACTTCGTAGAGAACCCCGGTAACAGGATTCAGATTGCCAAGACGATTAAGAAATTTGTCGATGATAACCCTGACTCCCACTATGTAATCTGTTTAGACCACACACTCTTGGTTACTCCTGTACAGGGAGAAGACGAGATCCAAACTCTGGCGGAGTTAGGCAAGATGTGTATTGAGATTCGTAAGAGATATGGTGCAATGGTATTATTGCTTTCTCAGCTAAACGATAAGATAGAAGGAGATAGGCGTAGAGATCCTGACGTGCCCAACCTGCATTACCCTATGAAGACCGACATACACGGTTCTAAACAGTTGTATCACGCAGCAGATTGTGTGCTTGTCATTCACCAACCGAGCCTGTTGGGGTTAGAGTATTACGGACGTAGAAATATACCAACACAAAACCTTGCTGCTTTGCACTGCCTAAAGAACAGGCACGGGCAAACAGCCTTGACGCTACTTACAAACAATTTAAAGAATGGAAGCTTCGAAGAGTATGACACTCAACCTCAGGCAACTCAAAGTCCCCGACGTGGATTTTCCATATGAGAATCTACAAGTGTATGTAGGAGATGTATATAAGTCCCCTACAATAACCAACCATTACGAGCCACAATTAGATACAGAAGTAACTTACTTCTTTATATCTGAGAATGAAGTAATAACTTTCCGGCCCCTAATGAATACGGTTAAGATTGAACCCTTTGATCAAGTCTTCTTACCTCCAAGCATATCGCTACTCAAAGTGAACAGCATAGAAGCGAGTGAGTGCTACCTTTGGTTGAGGAAGAGATTGAACAAGCATTTAATCAATGTAATAGATAAACATTTTAGCACATTTGAAGATGATTGAACCACGATTACAAGAGGCAGCCCCCAGTCCTCATAGATTGTTTATCTATGGTAAGCCTAAGGTTGGTAAGACGACAGCTATTGCAGCGTTACCAAAGCACCTTATCATAGATACAGAAATCAAGGGGACTAAGGATGGAGTTCCCGTAGGTGGAACCAGTTTCTGTACAGGTGCATACAGCGTTATCGTAGGTGATTTGCCTACGCTACGTGAGGTGCATAAGTACATTACTGCACAACAAGATAAGTTTGATTTTATCGTAATCGATACTATCGATCATATCGAAGCGTGGGTTACCGAAGAGATCTGTGCCAAGCATAGAGTACAATCTATCGGTGATTTACCACACGGCAAGGGCTGGGCTATGGCACGTAACCAAACGATTGCTGT